CGTCGACCCCGAGAATCCGCTCAGCGCTATCACCGACGCAGCCGCCCTCGAGGCGGAGATCAGCAAGGCACAGGCGGTCCTTGATTGGGCCGACGACAACCGCGAAGGCGGATCTGTGACCGTGGGAGGCGAAGAGAAATTCTACGACTCCGACGCGGTCAAGCAGATCAAAGCCAACGCCAAGTCCCTCCTGCGGGCCGCGCCCAAGCAGCAAGAATACCTCAAGCTGCGCGAGCAGGTCCTCCCGGAAGCCCAAGCCGTCTATCCCGATTTCTTCAAATCGGGCACCACGGCCAAAGCCTTCCTCGACGCCACGCTGAAACAATATCCCTGGATCACCCGCATACCCACATGGGAGCTGGTGGTCGGAGATGCGTTCGTGGGACAGCAAATGCGCCTGGCCAAGCTCGAGCAAATGCAACGGAAGCAAAGCTCGAGCAAGGCAACGAAGTCACCCGCGCCCGCGGCCGCGAAGGTCATGAAGACCCCGTCGCCCGGCGCCCGCCCGAAGGTTTCTGGATCGGAGGCAGCGTTGCGGCAAAAGGCCGAGCGCGTCTTCAAGAGTGGAGGCAACCCCGAAGCCCTCACTGATTACCTCGAGGCGATCGTGTGATCGTCCCGAAACCAAGAACCAAAGCAACTTCACTTATCCAAGGAGGATAAAATCATGGCAGAATTAATGATTACAAGTCAGGTGGGCGCCCGCGAGGACCTCGCCGACTTGATCGCAATCGCCGACCAGAAGGCTACGCCTCTCGTCAGCGCGGCGCGTAAATCGACCGCCCCGACCAACCCGCTCTTCAGCTGGCTCGTCGACGGCTACGACACGCCCAACACATCGGGCGTCCTTTCCAACGAGGACGCGACAACCTTCGCCAACCCGGCAGCTCAGCGCGAGCGCCTCTACGGCCGCATTCAGAAACTCTGGCGTTTGCCCAAGGTTTCCGATCTGGCCGAGAACGTTTCTGACGTCGCCGGAATCGGCACCAAGCGCGAGATGGCTCGTGCCATCAAGAAGAGCATCCAGGAACTCGCTCGTGACCTCGAAGCGACCTTCTGCTCCGACCAGGACAGCCAAGCCGAGAGCGGCGCCAACCCGTTCAAAACACGTGGCCTGGGCTCGTGGCTCAGTAACAGTGCGCAAGCGGACAGCGGCACCGCCGTTCCCGCGGCTTACCGCACTCCGGCCGCCTCGATCAGCACGAACACCATGGCCAACACCACGGACAGCGTGATCCAGGGCCTCTTGCAGTCGATCTACGAACAGACCGGTAAAGGCAAAACCTTCACCCTTCTGTGCGGACCGACCCTCAAGCGCCAGTTCACCGGCTTCACGCAAGTGCAGTTCGGCACGACCAACACCGCCGCCGCGGTCCGCGTCTACAACGCAGACCTCTCCGAAAACAAATTGGAGCATAAGGTGGACGTATTTGTTGGGGATTTTGGAGAAATTCTCCTAGTGCCCGATCTCTACATCCGCACCGATGTTTCCACCGCGGCCTCGCTGCGTTCCGGTTACATCCTGGACATGGACGGCATCCACATCCGCTACAACCGTCGCCCGCGCTACTCGCCTCTACCTGATTTGGGCGGGGGCCCTCGCGGCATCGTCGACACCATCGCCGCGTTGCAGGTCGATAACCCGCTCACGCACGGCAAGATCGCTTCGGCGTCCTAACCCAAAGAAGGAGACTAATCTATCATGACAACGACTACCTTCCGTAGCATCAACGAAGCGCCGCGTGGTTTCACGCATCGCTTTGTCGTCACCCATGCCGACCTCACGGAGTCCACGGACAACACCGCGCAGGACGTCACGCTGATCACCCTTCCGGCGAACAGCATGATCGTCAGTGCGGCGACCTACCTGAAGACCCCGTTCGAGAAGACCGGCACGGCGGCTTACAACAGCAACGTCCTCATCGTCGGCGACGCCGGCGACACCGACCGTTGCATTGCCAGCCAGCAGCTCAACGTCAACGGCACCGAAGTGCTGGCCAAGGCAAACGCCTCGACCATCCCCTTCGCCTACGAAACCGCCACCGCCATCAAGGCCAACTTCGCCTCCATGGCGTCGTATGACCTCGCCGAGCTCGACGCCGGGGAAGTGCACATCTTCCTCGCGGTTCGTCAGCTCGACACCTTGAGCTAATGCGCTGACGTCCACATTTTGCGGGCCCGCCGGGGTGTGTTTGTTCAATCGGACATAGCTCGGCCTGGTGGGGGCCAATGGGAAAGACCCGGCGGGCCACGCAAAACCCTTTCTAACATCATGGCGGCAGAGCTCATCACCGGCGAAGTCATCGACGACGAGACGTGGAACTTCGTCCGCGACGAGCTCGAGACCGGTTGGCACGCCAAGGCCGCCCTGGCCGCCGGGCGCCAAGCCCGCATCGCCGCGGCCAATGCCCGGCTCGAGAGCGCGCACATCGAAGGCATCGGCCAGCACGTCGCCAGTATCGACCTCATGGCCTGGACCGATTGGGAGCGCCGGCACCCCGGCATCACCGGGCAAAAGGATTGGCTCCATAGCCTCCTGCGCGACAACCCCGAATGCCGCGTCAACTCCGTCTCCCCGAAAACCCGCGTCAGCTTCGCCGGCCTCGACGGCAAGCTCGGCTCTGAAGCTGCCAGCTCCTCACTTTCCTAATGTCCGCCTACGACCTCACCGCCATCCCGGACCCCAAGACGATCCGGCAATACATCTTAAACATCCAAGAAGCCGAGTCCGACGTCTCCGGCTTCCTCGAGAAAAAGCAGCGCAACTACGAAGTCCGTCACGCCCTTTGGGCCGGGCAATCGCCCGACGGCCGCAAACATCAGTCGGCCATGGGCAAAGCTCCTTTTCCTTGGGAAAACGCGAGTGATTCGCGCTGTAGGCTCAGTGATCAGCTCTGTAATGAGGCGACCGCGCTCTTAACGTCCGCCTTCTTCAAAGCCAAGCTCCAGCTCCAGCCGGTCGAATCCGGCGACGCCGCGGCCAAGGTCGCCGCCGAGACGGCCCTGCGTTGGATGCTCTTCCAGCACTGCGCCGACGATCTCCGCCGCGAAGTCGAGCTGCTCGCCAATTACCAGGAAATGTATGGCCTCGGCATCATGCACGTCGCCTGGCGCCGCACCACCCGCGTCGAGAAGAAGACGATCACCTTGGACGAGCTCCAAGCCATGCTCGTCGAGACGGCCGACCCCATGATCCAGATTCTCCTCGAGAGCATCATGGACCCGCTCCAGGAAGAAGACGCAGTCCAGATGCTCCGCGACCTCGTCAGCCCCGGGGCAGGGAAGGTGGGCGTCGTCCGCGACCTGCGCAACACCGGCGCCGCCGAATACGAAAACCCCTACATCTTCGAGAACCGCCCGGAATTCGTCGCCCTCGAGCCCTGGGAGGACGTCTACTTCCCGGCCAGCACGCACGACCTCCAGCGCGCCCGGTGGATCGCCTGGCGCGAGCTCGTCACCACGACCGAGCTCAAAGAGCGCCAGCTCACCGACGACTACGACAAAGCCTTCGTCGAGGAAGCCCTCAAGAAGAAAGGCAACTACCGCCGCCCCATCCGCAACTACTACCGCAGCGAGACCATTTCCCTCGAGACAGAGAACGAACTCATCGAAATCTGGCATTACTACGCCCGGCAAAGCGACAAGACCGGCGCGACCAAGGTGCATTACTGCGTCCTGCACGCCGACATCCCCGAGATGGCCGCCGTCTCCGACCTCATGCCTTTCGACCACGGCCAATACCCGTTTGTGGAATTCGCCCGCGAGCGCGCCTCCCGCTGTTTGTTGGAATCCCGCGGCATCCCCGAGCTCGTCGAGTCCGCCCAGGAAGAAATCAAAATCCAGCGCGACTACCGCGCCGATCGCAGCTCGATCGCGGTGCTCCCGCCCGTGCGCGTGCCGGCGAACCGCGGCAAGCTCTCCCTCGTCTTCGGCCCCGGCGCCCAGATCAGCGAGCGCCGCCCGAACGAATTCGGATGGATGCAACCGCCGCCCTTCGACCAGGGAACGATCGAGATCGAGGCCGCCACCCGCCGCGACGTCGATATGTATTTCGGCCGCATCAGCAAGGACGTCCCGCAGCCGCTCACCGTCATGATGCAGCAGATGCAGGTCGACCGCTGGCTCCGCTCCTGCAAAGCCGTGGTCGCCCAAGCCTTTGCCTTGATGCAGCAATACCTCTCCGACATGGAGATCATGCGCGTCTCCGGCAGCCTCCCGGCGCCCTTCCAAGTTTCCCGCGAGCAGATCCAGGGCCGGTTCGATTTGACCGCGGAATTCGACGTCCGCGACCTCGACATGGAAATGGTCGGCAAGCGCCTCGATGCGGTCGCCAAACTGGCCGTCCCGCTCGACGTCGCCGGGGTAATTGACCGCGCCGGCCTGGTGCAATTCGTCATGTCGGCGATTGACCCGAGCCTGGCGCAGCGCATCGTCCGCAGCCAGGAAGTCGCCACCGCCCAGGAGGCCGAGGACGAGCAGCTCGCCTACACCAAGATCGCCGCGGGAACGGAACCGCCCTTGCCCCGGGAAGGCATGAACGCCCAGCTCCGCATGCAAGTGTTGCAAGGCATTGTCCAGGCCAACCCCGCCGTCCAGCAACGCTACGGCTCCGACGAAATCTTCAAGCAAATGATCGACGCCCGCATGAAGGCTTTCCAGTTCCAACTCCAACAAGTCCAGAACGCCCAGATCGGCCGCACCGGCGCCGTCCCCGCGCTCCAAGGACAAATGATGCCCTCGGCCGCAGCCGCCTAATCCTATGAGCCCGAACGTCAACGTCCGCAATCTTCCAGGCTTCGGCATCCCCGAATACGACAGCGTCGACCTCAACTACGTCGGCTCGACCAACAACCTCGACACCGTCGTCTACAAAAAATCCACCACCACCGTGGCGACCCTGACCTTCACCTACGTCGGCGGGGTTCCGTCCACCGACGACGCGAAGATCGACACGATTACCAAGAGCTAATGCCTGTTAAGTTCAATCCTTTTACCGGACAGCTCCAGATCGACGAGAAGGGATCTGGCGGCGGGTCTAGTTACATCGACGGAGAGGTGGCTGCCTATGGAGACCTAAGCCTTGATGTCGGCGTTGCCCCGCTCAACAGCGCATGGCTTGTGCGCGAGGCGTCTGGCACTTGGCTCCTTGGCCGCAAGCCCGCCGGAATCTACATCCGCACAGCTACCGCAGGATCATCGCGTGATGCCGACTATACTTACGCCGGCATTCTGCCGGACGTTTTCTCGGATGCGAACTTCACGCTCTACGATGACGGTGATTCGACCAAGAACGCAAAGTTCCAACTCGGCGGCATAGCCACCGCCACCACCCGCACGATCACCGTGCCGAACAAAAACGTCACGCTGGATGACGCAAGCGACTCCCGCACCCCCACGGCCCATGCCTCAAGCCACGCCGCAGGAGTAAAAGCATATTTTTTCGGCCAAACAGTCGGGATGACCGAAGACGTTTTCATCCGAGCTAATAATGTCGGGACAACAGGAAACATCACGCTGACATTTAATGGATCGACCACGATAAATTCGGCAATCTCAACATGGAACTCAGCTAATCCGTCAAACCAAGTCACGCTTGTAAGCGGAACAGGCTCTCAAACTCCTAACAACGGCGAGAGCATAGAACTTGAAAGCGGCGTCAACGCTGGCAGCGACCCGTATCAAAGCGTCAGCGCAACGATCCTTACCGTTGTTGGAAACTCCGACACAACTCCAGTTGCCGTCATTCAAGGAGCGCAATGGTTTGGTTCTGTCAACGGAAACCAAGGCGTTTTGTATCAAGGCGACGAAGACGGAAAAGTAAAGGTCATTGCGCTGAATAAGGCGTTTAATGCCTACCGCAGCCTTGAGTTGGTCAGCGATGGAAGCAGTTTTGGATTCCCCGCTAATGGCGGAACTCTTGCGCTGACCTCCGACATTCCCGCCCTTGGGACGGGTGCTGGCGAAGCAGCAGAGGGCAACCACGTTCACGGCAACCTCACGAACGACGGCAAAGTCGGCATCGATTCTGGCCGCGTTCTCGTCACCACCACCGCAGGCGCAGTGACCACGCTGGCCCTTGGAACGGCCAACCAAGTGCTGCGCGTGAACAGCGGGGCCACGGGCGTCGAATTTGCTGATCCCGCTGCCAGCGGCGTCACAGGCGCAGCGGCCTCGGCCTCGGATGTCCTCGGCGTGTCGGGCAGCAACATTACGGGGGTGGATGCCAATGCGGATCGAATCGTCTATTGGAACAACACTTCCAACAAACTGGCCTACGGCACACCCGCAGATGCAGGCGCGGCGGCGGCGAGTCATACTCATGCGGCCAGCGACATCACCAGCGGCACAATCGACACGGCGCGGCTTGCCAGCGGAACGGCGAACAGCGGCACATTCCTGCGCGGGGATCAGACTTGGGCGGCGGCTGGCGGGGTTACCACTGGCAGCGTCGATAACGCCATCATCCGCGCCGATGGCACGGGCGGCAGCACAAGTCAGTCGAGCGACTTAAACATTGAGGACGCGACAACTACCACCGCAAACAACGTCACGATTTCTAACCAGCACAGCGGGCAGACAAACTCCTCGCTTGTTCTTTCTCCGAAAGGCACGGGCGCATTTATCGTAGGCCCAAAACCAGATGGAACGACAACTGGCGGTAATGCCCGTGGCGCTCGCGCCGTCGATTTACAATGGGAACCGCGTTTTGCCGCCACAATGGTTGCCAGCGGCCAAGCGTCCGCGATTCTTAACGGGCTGAATAACACCGCAAGCGGAACTTATGCAGTAGCGTGGGGGCAAAGTTGCACTGCAAGCGGTGGCCGCAGCACGGCGGGCGGATTTACTGCTGTGGCCAGCGGAATATACTCTGGTTTTGCAATCGGCTGGAACGTCACAGCAAGCGGAAGCTATGGAGCGTCAGCGATTGGCGCGGCGTCTGTGGCAGACCGCCAAGGAATGCTCGCCTTTGCCAGTGGTCGCCCTTGGTCGAGCAATGCGGGCGTGGCGCAAAACCTAACTCATGTTCTGTGGGGAAAAACGACAACCAACGCCGCAGTTGAATTGCTCGCGGGAGATTGGAACGAAGGCACTGTTCGCCTGACCGTGCCGAGCGGGCGCGTGATGACGGGCTTGCTCACCATCGTTGGCACAAGGTCAGACGGCTCAACCGTGGCGAGCTATATGCGCCAAGTGACCATTAAGAATGTCGGCGGGACTACTTCTCTTGTCGGCACCGTGAACACGGTCGGCACGGACGAAGCTGGCGGCACTGTTATTTCCATCACGGCCAACGACACCAACGATGCCCTAAAGGTTGAGGCCACAGGGGTTGCATCGCAGATTTTTCGCTGGGTCTGCACGGCCAACATGACGGAGATGACCTATGGAACGTAATGCAATGATTCAAGTCGGCCTTGTGCCAAGCCAGCAACTCGTCTCGCTTCTCACCGATGACGAGGGCAACTGGCGTGATGTGCCAGAGGGCGAAAGCGTGATTCCGCTGGTCAAAATCCCAAAGCCCGAACAAGGCGCATGGGAGCCGAACGTGGTGTGGTTTGATGATCGCGTCGAAAGGCAATGGGTCGCGGGGACTCCTGCGCCTGCACCGACCTATTCGCCCGAAGCATGGACTTCAATGCACTTCTCTCCAATGCAAGTCAGCGCACTTCAGCGTTTTGAGATGGCGTTGCTCCAAGCTGGCAAACCGCTTGGCAGCAACATGACCGCCCTCAAAGCGTGGATGGAGGCAATGCTTGTCGCCTCGGTTGATCCGACGCCGCGCAGCGACTGGCAACAACCTCCGTGCAGCTACGAGGCTGCGTCAGCGGAGGCGGTGGCGGGGTTGCAGTCTTAGCCGGGGCAGGCTTTGACACCCACGGAAGGGCATGGTCAACATCGTCCTTCAGAAACTAAAAGAGCGCAGCACTTGGGCTGGCCTCGCGACCCTCTCGGCAACTATCGGCTGGAAGCTCTCGCCAGAGCAGTGGAGTTCCGTGGCCGCTGCCGTCATCGCCGCGATCTCTCTCTACGAAGTTTTTCGCAAGGAGAAATGATGCGCCACGGCTGCATCATTGCGGCCTTGTTCCTCGCAGGCTGCGCGTCAATGCCCGACATGCAAGGCGGCGGGCTGCCGCTGGCTAAGAGCGGATGGCGCATGACGGGCGGCGCTGACTTCGAGCGGCGCGCCTGGTTCGTCACTTTCTGGCGTCCGTGGGGGCAGGCCGAAAACGATGCTGCGAGCGCAGCCGACAAGATCATCTTGCCGTGAAATCGTGGTGGTTGCGTCACGCGCTGACGCAAAAGCCAAAGCCATCTGACACGCGCCCCCTGCTTACTCGCCTCGCATCATCTCTGCGCCTCGTCGTGAAAGGGTCGTGGAAAAAAGGCATCACCTTTTTCGGTGTGCGCGGCGGTGTGGATTTCTAACGTGAAAGCATTACTTACATGGTTCCTAAAACTCTGGCAGCGGCCATTCGCAAATGGCCCTCAACCGACCTTGCCGAACTCCTCGCCCTCATCCACACCGAAATCCACCGCCGCGCCGATAAACAGCGCGAAGCCGCGTGTTGCTCTGCTGGCCGAACTGGCCGAACGAGAACTCGGCAAAAAGGAAACGCGGAATAACGTCGGCAAGGAAGTCCGCAAATACCAAGCCGCGACAAACCTTGACCCCGGCGCGTGGCCTTGGTGCGCTGCGTTTGTTTGCTGGGTCATTGACCAATGGCTTGCTGATCCCGCGAACGTGAAGTGGATCGCGCTCAAATCGACTACGCCGACCAAGTGGCGACCAAGGACCGCGCTGGCCTACGGCTTTATCAAATGGGCAGAAGCTCGGCCCGCGACTTGCGCGGTGCTACCTGACAGCGCCGATCCGCAGCCAGGGGATCTGGCGGTCTACGATTTCAGCCACATCGGCATTGTGAAAGAATCGCGTGGCGACAAGTTTCTTGCCATCGAAGGCAACACGAATGGCGCTGGTTCCCGCGATGGCGATGGCGTCTATTTGAAAACTCGTCCGCGCTCGCTGGCGCGGTGCTTCATCCGCATTCGCCCAAGCGGCAGTTGATTTATGAAAGGAGGACAACCATGCACCGATCTACCGACAGCGGTTTTATCATCCCGCCAGTGGGAGGCGGCATCGGCTACTTTGAGCGGCACGCGCCGACTCGTCCTGCGGGACGGGTCAGCTTGTGGCGTTCGCTGATGCGGCGGCTCATGTCTATTTTTCTCTAAAATTTAGACACGTTGGCGGCGTTATGTTTAACGCATCGACATTTGGTATACGCAACCAGACTTTGCGTTTAACGCGGTTAACGTAAAGCGGCCCACATGAACCCGCCATTCGCGCAGGCATAAAACAGAAACGCCACGGCGAGGGGGCCGTTGCCTTGTTGCCAAAAGCCGAACGCTACCCAGAGATAGCAGACAGTCGTGATGGCGAGGGGGATGAGCGTCATTTGTCCCGGCGATGCTGGCCGATGGGTATGCGGCCTTCACAGAAAGTGTTGGCAAGCCAACGTGTCACGACAGACACAAGCCGTTCATGGTCGCGCACATGGGTTTCGTCTACGCAGACGAAATTCACATGAGCCATTTCGTGCGCCACAATGCCAAGCAGATTGCCTTTCACGGCGTGAGGGTGGAAGTAGACCACGCGTTTGCGATAATTCACCGTGCCTTCGCAAAGCTCTTTATCGGGCGGACGTTGAACTTTGACTGTCCACCATTCGCCATCGAGCTTGAAGCGGAACGTCGGACGCTTCTTCCGCTTTTTCATTTTAGCAAACGGTAATGCGGCGTCGGGTAAATCCCGCGTTGCCCGGATAAGACGCGAAACTTTTTGACTTCGGCGCGACCTTCGCGGATGGCGGTTTGCAGGAGGCCAGTGACAGTCGAACGGTCTTTGCCGAGCAGCTTGCCGAGTTCGATAGCGGTCATCCAGCCGGGAGGGACGGTGTCGGGTTCGATTTTGGGGGCAAGGGCGGCAGACCATGCGGAGGCAACCAGTTGCTCGGCGGTGATCTTCTTGCTCATACCTTGGCGACCTCCGGTGCGGGCGGGTTGAAATAAATGTGGTGCGGGATCGGCAAAGAACCGGGGGGCTTGCCGCGCCAATCAAGGACAAGGACGGACGGACGGGGGATTGCATCCCCAACAACCTTGTGTCCGTGGCGGGTAAGAAACTGCCAGCCCCCGGTGACGCACATCATTCCGCTGCCGTCCGAATAGACCCCGCCGCAGTGACGATGCGCCCGCAGGAAGACTTGCGCGGGAGGATGCCCTGCGCGGATCGCGTTGAGGCGGGCATTGCCTAGCACGATGGAAAGCAAGCTGGCCTCAAGGTAGGTGCGGCTCGTTGCGCCGATATGGTGGGCGGCATCGACAAGGCATCCGTTGATTTCAATAAGCCACTTGTCGCGGGCCTCGCCTGTCTCGGCGTTAAGCAGGCGGGCAAGATAGCTTTCGATGTTATGCGTATGGCACTCTGTGCCGCGAACAATGTAGGTTTTGACGGCCCTAGCTGCCCACGGGCGCAGGGCTTCCGCTGCCATCTGGCAGTGATTCTCAATGAGGGAGGCGACTACCTCCGGGCTGCGGTGATGGATGCCCTCGGTCGCATCGCCGTTAACCAGCAAACAAAGCGGATCGTTCCCGGCGAGCTTGGCAACTTGGGCTTGCGCGTCTTGCCAACACTGCCAAAGCCATGCTTGGTGATGGTTCTTTCCGAAGTTGATTGTGTTGCCCGCGAGGTTCTCGGAATCCGGGGGCATGAGGCCCACGGACGAACCGCAATGAAGGTCGGATACGACCACTAGCAGTTCCGGACGGGCAGTGCGCTTGCGAGCGGCCATTCGATGCCGCGAGGGATGTCAAGGGGCAGGGAACGGAAGATGGACAAACTCTGTCCGTCAGCGGACAAAACTTGTCCGTCTGGCACTCGTTGGCACCGCTTTTGTAAGTGCCTGACTACTAAGGGCCGACCCTCCCCTCGAAATCGAGCGTGGGGGAAACCTCACCGAGAGTTCAAATCTCTCCCCTTCCGCCACTTTACTCTGTAAAAGTGGGCCTGCATCAAAGACTTACGCAAGTCTGTTGTCTTTGCTCAATGTGATTTGTTGTTTGTCAAAGTTGCAAAGATGGAGCAACTTAGTGGCACTTGTGGCACCAAGGCCCAAATGACTCGCAACAACAAACCCGTTCGCTACCGAATCCGGCGCGTAAAATCGAAGCCGCAAAGCCCGTGGTGTTGCGATTTTTTTGCCCACGGCAAGCGCGTCCGAAAGTTTTTTTCCAGCGAGGAATTGGCGTGGTCTGAGGGCGCAAGACTAACCAAGCTGGTCGAGTCCAAGGGAACCGAAGGACTGACCGCACCGGAGGGCGGGATCACGGTGCTGGCGGGGCTGCGCGTGTGGGCCGTGGACGTTGACCCTCGCAGCGATTCGCATCGGCAGAAGGTCGAGATTTTTACCAAGGCGTTTGGCAAATCTTTCCGTGGTGCCGCCGCCGACATTCAACCAGCCGCCATGCGCCGATGGGTCAAGGGCCGCTCGGACAACGGCAACACGCAGGCCATGTATTACCGCTACGCGCGCAGCTTCTTTGCATACCTCAAGGCCAACCGCCTCATTGCTGACGATCCGATGGAGGCCGTTCCCGCCCCCAAGACAAGCCCCGCCCGCAACATCCTCACGCCTGCCCAGATGAAGGCTTTACTCACGCTTGACTTACCCGATCCGGTGCGGGCCTTGCTGCTCCTCGGCGGCTTCGCGGGGCTGCGGACGGAGGAGGTCTTGCGGATGACTTGGGACAACGTGGATACCAAGACAGGCCAGATTCATGTGCCGCCGGGGGTGATGAAAGACAGCGGCGGATACGACCAGAGGATTGTGGACTTCACCGAACCATTGCGGCGGCGGCTGGCATGGCTCAAGGATCGGGAGGGGAAGATTGTCCCAATGGCGAGCGAGACGTTTCACTCGCACAAGCGGCGGGCCTGCTTGCCTGTGCTGTCGGAGTGGCCCGACAACTGCCTGCGGCACAGCTTTGCCACCTATCATCTGGCTAGGGCCAAGAGCGCAAACCTCACGGCCTTTCAAATGGGGCACACCTCGGCGGCGATGGTGCAGAGGGTCTATGCCGTGCCTGCGGCCCGCTCAAATTGGCAGGCGTGGTGGGCTATTTAGGCGGATTTTTTGC